CCCGCGCCGTCGCCGGTGGGGAGTCGAACCCCTGTGTTGGTGGCGGCGGCGGCTGCCTGGGCCGTCTCGATCTGCTGGCGCACGTGGTCGGCGACGGCGCGGGCGCTGTCGATGCTCTGGGCCAGGGTGGTCAGGTCAGCGCCGGTGAAGGCGGCGTCGGGGAGGTCAGGGTTGGCGGCGCGTAGAGCGGTCCGGGTGGTCTCTAGGGCCTGGGCCAGTTGGGCCTGTAGGGCCGTTAGAGGGTCGGGGTTGTCGTCTTGGCCGCCGGTCTGCTCGTTCTCGTCGGACATTCTCGCCTCCTGATTCTGCGCATGAGCTTATGCCGATGGTACGTTCTTTGTCAAATCGGGTGCCGGTGGAACCTGGGCCCAGTCCCTAGCTTCTTGTAGGGCCTCCTGGTAACGGGCGTCGGGGTCGTGCTCCCCTAGCCGTGACATGGATGTCTTACGGGTGCTGAGTCCGGCGGCGATCTGGGCGCTTTCGTTTCTGATCTCGGCAGCGCGGTCGTAGATGGAGGGAGCGGCCCAGGCTATGGTGACGCGTCCGGTGGTGGCGTGGGTGGTGTCGTGGTGCTGGTCGTATATCTGGAGGGCGAGCAGTGCCCGGCGCTTGTAGGCGTCGGTGCGGATGAGGCGCTTGCGCTCGCATTTTTGCAATAACGGCTGAAGCTGCACCTGTAGGGCAATGCCCGACAGGTCGCGTTCGGTGGACCCGAAAGCTGTTCGGGGTGTCTCCGTGACGGCGTAGAGGGTTTCCAGGAGGGATTCGAGATAGTCAATATGGAGGCGGACACCTCCTCCGCTGAGTAGGTCTAGCAGGTAGGCCTTGGCTTTCTCCGGGAGATCCCATACTGCCCCAGGCTCGGCCTGGATGTCGCTGGCCTGTTCTACGTTCTCCAGTACGGTGATGGGGGAGCCGGAAAGTTCCAGGATGGCGGAGATGCGGGAGAGCTGGGCGTTGATCTGCTTAGCGGGCTCCTTGGCCTGTTCAAGGTCAGAGATTCCGTGCCACTGTTTAGGGACGGACAGGTTGGGGTAGATGATGATGGGGATGGCGTTGTATGGGTTGACGCTGGTGGCCACTCGTACTTTGTCGACCCAGATGTCCAGGGTGGTGTCCGTCCAATCCTCGATGACCTGGGCGGGGTCTCTCAGGGGCTGGTAGTTCCATAGGGCGCGGATGTCGGCGGCGCTGAGTTGGTAGGTGTGGGCGATCTGGCGGGCGCGGTCAAAGCGGGCGGGATGGGGCCAGACGTAGAGGCCCTGCATGTCGGGGGCGGTGATGGTGACGCGCTCTTCGTTGGGATTCCAGAGGACCTTGAACGCGCCGTCGCCCAAGACGGCGGTGTCGATCTCGTTGTCGAAGTCCAGGCGGGGGAGGTTGTTCTCGTCGCTGATCTGGGTCAGGACCTCTTCGGCCTTGGCTGCGGCCTCGATGTGCTCTGGGCTTTCGCTCAGGGGTTCAACGCCGATGGTTAGGCCGGCCATGACGTAGGAGCTTAGCTTGTTGATTAGGGTGGCGGCGTAGTTGAAGGTGAGTTGAGGGAGGGTGCGTGGGCGGCGGCGCTGGGGCCGGTCCCACTGTTGGCCTCCGTAGAAGTCCAGGTTGCTCTTGTAGGCGGTGAGCCGCGGGCGGTCTCGGTTGGCGATGCGCTGGGGAAGGGGGATAGATTCGTCGTCGGTGTTCATGTTCATGCGCTTACTCCTTTGTCTGGATTCTAGCACGGGCAAGGCGTGGGGCGGGCGCTTCCTGCGCGGCGCGGTTGCAGAGGGCGACGCTGACGGCGTAGTCGTCGTGGCCCTCCGCCTCGGGTACGGCCCAGGCGACCATGCGGTTGGGTTTGTAGGTCGCTCGGCACTGGCGAAGCTGGAATACCACTTTCTGGTATTCCAGTGTTTGGTCGTTGGCCCATATCTTCAGCCGGCCGGTGGTGGCGGCGGCCTGGAGGTCGTAGCCTAGCTGGGACTTGCTGGACTCGGTGAAGCGGACGGGGATAAGGGCGCCGCTGGGCAGGACCTGTTCTAGATAGAGGGTCAGGGCCTCGCCTAGAGTCGTGCTGTCTACGGCCACACGGCGAACGTGCCAGGTCTCGCGCAGGAGCTGGGCGATAAGGGGGTAGAGGTCGGCGTGGGAGGTGCCTTGCCATTCGTAGGCCTGGACGATGTGCGCTGTGGGCGGCTGGCGGGGCTTCTCCCACATGACGCGGGCGATGGTCAGGACGGTGGAATCTCGGCCCTTCAGTGTTGTGGCGGCGGTGTCCTCTCCGGCTACGTCGATTCCGGCGACGTAGGACTGTTCGGCCTGGGGCATGTCCTGGCGTGGGTAGTCGCCCTGGAGGGCGGCGAGTTGGGCGGGGGAGAGTAGGCGTCCGGTGCCCGGTAGGGTTTGGAGCTCGTACTGCGTCAAAAAGAGGGGGTGATTTGCCCCTAGCCGGTCGCGTTCGGTCTGGACGTATCGGGCGTAGGCGGGGTTGTGCTCGGCGGCGACTGTCCAGGGGACAAGGAACACGCGGCGTAGGCCGTCCTTGCGCTGGGCCTCCTCCCCGGCGGCGATGGCTTGGGCGAGTAGGCTGTCGTCCGTCCAGGGGGTGCCGTAGTAGACGGTGGTGGCGTTGGTGGTAGAGGCCATGGGGCGGAAGTCCTTGTTCCACTTGTCGGGGTTGATATCCTGGGCCTCGTCCGCCTCCAGGAGAATGTCGGCGGTGGCCCCGACTACGTGGGATTCAGGGGCGGCGCTGTGGAAGGCCCAGCGGGCGCGGCCAAGGTAGATGTACGGATCCCGCGCCCGCCAGATGGCGCCCATGCCCTGGTCGTTCAGGGTGGCGGTGAGCCGGTCGCGGGATATCTGCACCTGGGGTACGGCCGTGGGCGCAGCCTTGATGCCGGTGCCGCCCCTGGCGTAGTTCAGGGTGAGTAGGGCGGTCTCGATCTGGGCGCTGGTTTCGTTCTTCCCCGCCTGGCGGGCCATCATCACGGCGATAGAGTGGCCGAGGCCGTAGACGGCGCTGTGGAGAGCGGCCTTATAGACCTGGGCCTGGTAGGGGCGGAGGGTGATCACCGGCGGCTCCGGGCCTGGTGGTGTCCGTAGCGGGGGCGCTTGCCCCGCGGTGCTGCTTGGAGCTTGCCTTCGGGGTCGTAGGAGTCGATCGGTTCCGTCCAGCCACAGTTGACGCACTCACGATAGGCGCCGTGCCGGTCCTGGTTGATCATGACGAAGCCGCTGCAGCGGGGACAGGTCATGCGGCGATCTCCTGGCGCGTGAGAAGGTAGAGAAGGAAGCGGAGGCCGAAATGGTCAAGGCGGCGTAGTCGGCGGTGACGGGCGCGTTTCTTGGTCTTGCCTGGCCGCCGGTTGTGGCCGTCGTAGGGGGGCTTGTCGTTCATGGGGCCTCAAAGAGGGGGAGTTGTTGGGGGTCCTCCTGGGTGGTGAAGGTGACGGCGACGGTGCGGGTGGTTTGCCGGGCGAATGTGGCGAAGTCGTCGACCCAGGTGAGACGGAGGCGAACGTCCAGGTAAGGTCCGGCCTTGTCGTGCTTGAGGCTGACGGTTTCTACAGAACCGCGGGCGAGTGTGTCGTGGGATGGGCGGTCGGTTAGCGATTGGTCTGGCATGGTGGCTCCAGTCTGACTGCTCGGATGCTTAGTGCAACGAAGTCCTTGCGTAGTCCGGGTTCCGTGTCGATGTAGGTCACTTGGGCGAGTTGGCTTAATCCGCTGTACGTTGCGGGGCCTGGGTCCCACTCGCGCAGAAGTAACAGGTCGCCGACTTGAAAGTTGCGGTCGTTGCGCCGCACTTCGACAGTTTTCTTACCTTTCAAGAGGGCGTAGTAAGGGACCGGCCAAGTCTTCAGTTCATGTATGTTCATTTTGATTCTCCTTTCGGAGGGGGTAGATGTCTGCGAAGGCGAGCTGGGCGGTGGTGGTCTTGGCCCAGCGGACGGCCTGGTGGCGCTGGTGGGCGCGGGCTAGGTAGCGGAAGAGGGCGCGGCGCTTTGGCCGCTCGGCGATGCGGCCTGCTTGCTGCCAGATGGCGCGGTAGGTGGAGAGGCTCATGGCGTCCCCCAGACGCCGGAGGTGATCCAGCCGTAGGCGGCGACGCCTAGAAGTGTCAGGAGGAGGAGGAGGTACGGCCAGGCCCACGCCTTGTCTTCTTCCGGGGTCAGCCGGGTGCGTCGGGGTCTCATGACGTGGCCCAGTCGCGGACGGTGCGGAGTTGCTCGATGGCTTCTCGGGTGCGGGTCTCGACTGCCTCGAGCTCGGCGGCGGCCTGGAGGTATTTCTGCCTGCGTTCTTGGACGCGGCGGAGGAGGGCGTGGCCGGCGGCCAGCCACTCGTTAAGGGCGTCGCCTAGGGCGGTGTCGGTGGGCTCGTGGCCGTTGTGGTTGTCGCTGGGGGTGGTCATAGTAGTTGTTCCTTTCTCTGGCTGGTGGAGGTCCAGCCGCAATACGGGCAGGTTAGGAAGGGACCCACGTCCGCGATCTCCTCGTGGAAGAGGGTGCGTATCAGGCCAGCGGGGGACCGGATGGCTTTGTACTGGTTTGGGGTGAGCTCGTCCAGGTAGTCCAGGATGGCGGCTAGGGCGGGCGCCGCTGGGCTGTGGCGGAAGGCGAAGGCGTGGGCACCGAAAAACCCGTGGGCCTGGAGACGGGCTGAGAGTCCGGCCAGGATGGTGTTTGATTGAACGTCTTGTTGTGTTGTGTGAGTGGTAGGCGCTCCTTTCTGCTTGAAGGGTAGTAGGGTTATTGGCTTGGCTGGGCCCCGGATGGCGTCCAGCAGGTCGAGGCGGCGTTTGATTGTCCGGTTGGTGCTGCGTAGGTACTTGATGGCTTCGGGCCGGAGGGCTGCGGGTAGGGAGCCGATGATCTTGGCCAGCACAGGGTCGGCGCTGCGGCGTCCGTGCTGGAGGGCGTTGCGGTTGCCTTTGGGGGCACCGGCTCCTGGCCTCTTGCCGCCTCGGTTGCCCTTAGTCAAGGGAGCCTCGCAGGAACTGGTCGCCGGTGGGCCGTCGCTTCCGCTGTCCCGCGTTGCGTCGGGCGGCTTGCTTGGTGGCGACCTGGAGGCGGTAGCGGGTGATGGCGTTAAGGGTGGCGGCGGAGGGTCGCCCAAAGGCGGCGAAGGGGGACCCGGGTGTGTACGCCAGAAGCGAGAGCTGCCGGGGGTCCGGGTCAGGCCGGTGGTGGGTTGCCATCTAGCAACCTCCTGCCCGTGGGAGTCTTCGACGTAGAGGTGATCCCAGCACCAGAAGAGGACCCGGTGGCCGGGGTTCTTCTGAGCGTGCTCTCGGATGTGGATGTTTAGGCGGAGTGGCTTGAACGGCGGTAGGTGGCGGCCGTTGGGGCAGTCTATACAGACCTGGCGTCCAAAGCAGGTGTCTGTTGTGGCCCAGTGGGCGCGATCGGGCAGGCCGGCGGCGCGACGCAGGATGTCGTCTGCGGTGGGCGTGGTGGGCCTCCTTCGGGGGGGCTGATGCCCACCAGGGTACGGAACAATCAAACGGAGGATAGAGGGGAAGGGTGGATAGGGGGTTAAGGGACTCTATATGTTCTGTCAAGTTCTCCTCGCTCTCCCTCCACGGGCTGGGGGCCTCCGAGGTGGAGGCTCTCGGTGGCGCCCCAGCGAGCAGGAGCTCGTATAGGACGTTTGTACGCCTTGCTTGGGTGGATGTCAAGGGCCTTATGTCGTCTTGACGGAGGGAGTTCTGGGGTCTAGGATGCGGGCGTGTTGGAGACGTTGGAGTCCTCGCTTCCCTTCGTTGTTCCGGCCCTGATGGGTTTGGCGGCGTTGTTCTTGGCTGCTCCGGTGGATCGGTGGTGGGAGCGGTTCTCGGACTGGCTGGAGGGCCGACGGGGGCCTCCGGCCGGACCGGAGGGCCCCCGTGACGTGGCCGGTTAGGGCCTTATCCTGGCCGAGAGGCTGGTGAGTCGCCAGCCTTGGGGCGGCGAGACGATGCTCCGGCGGAGTGCGAGTTTAGCTTGCTGGGCTGTCTCGCACGTTATGTCAGCTTTCACCTCCTTGATATCTCCGGTGGTGTGTTCGAAGATGGCTGTCACGCGCCACGTTCGAGCGCCCATCTGGAAGCCGCTTGGCGCCAGGTAGAGTTTCATGCGTGGTTCTCTCCGTTGTACCTGTGGCGGAGCTCCTGGTCGATGGTGTGCTGTCGGGTTAGGACGTCCTGGTCGGGCTCGTCGTCGTCATAGTAGAGCTTGATAACCCAACCGTAGGTGCCATCTTTGTAGCGGCTGAGCTCTACGCTGCTGCGTCCGGCGGCGATCACTGGGGTTTCTGTGGTCATGGTGGTTTCCCCTTCCGGGGCCGCCGGACCTGCGCTCGGCGGCCCCGACTTGTGGCCGGCTATCCGGCCTTGACCTTGTTCTGGCAGTATTCGTTGGTCTCGTCCTTCTGCGGGCAGTACCAGCCTCCCCACTTGGAGGGGGTCATGGGGCCGTGTTCTGGGCAGTTTGGCGCGCCGTTCGTCTTGCCGTTGGGGGTGGGCCTGGACGCCTTGGCTGGGGCCGGTGTGGGCCTGGCCTGCGGCGCTGGTGCTGGCGTGGGCTGCGTGCCGGGCAGAAAGCCGGCTTCGGGAAAGAGGCGGTGGGCCTCGGATAGGTGCTTCTCAAACTCCTCAACGGTGTGGGCTCGGACCGATAGCAGTATCTCCGAGCCGGTCCCGCTGACGTACTTGGCGTTGACGCTGAACGGGTGGTCTGACATGGTTCTCCTTTCTAGGGGCAGTCCTGGAGGTCTGAGCCGACGGCGATAGCGGTTTCTCGGTCTTGACAAGGGTCAAAGTCTGTCCAGGGGTTGCCCGAGACTAGGGCTAGGGCTGTTATCAGTAGACAGAGGATGCCCCGCCGGATCATTTCTCACCTCCTTTCACGTCTGACTCGAACCGCTTTTCAATGGCTTCTACGAGGGGTTTGACGAAGTCCCAACAGTAGTCACACCAGCCGAAACCGCCGTAGCAGTGCGTGCTGGGCTGGCCACAAGTGCAAAAGGTTACGTCTACCGCCTTCAAGAGCGCGGGCGGGAATACCTCGCGGATGTTCTTCTTCACGATGACACCTCCCAGAGCGAAAGCTGGCCGGCCAACACGGCGACCGGCGACCGGCGACGGAGAGCGCGACGGCGGCGCTGAATGCAGCAGCCGGAGGAACAGGAATGAAGCGCGCAACAGCCGCAGCAGAACGCGCAACTGCAGGCGGCGAGAGCGCCGATGACCAGACCGCAGGCGGCGCAGCAAAGCTGACACGGGGACCCGAACGGGTGAGAGCAAAGGATCATGACGACGCCCCACACCCTGACCAGCCACAAGCCGGACAGAACCAGCAGCGACCACCCGCCGGATGGAGAGAACACCCACACTCTGGACACCGCACGTTACACCCCCTTTTTCTAGAGCCCCCCCTGCCGGGGCCTAAAAGGCCCAGGAAAGCGGCGGCGCGGCGAAGGCACCCGAAGGGCCGTAACGAAGTGAAGGAGGCGTGAGCGGAGCGGAGCCTTGCCGAAGCCGCGAAGCCGCGCATAATGGGCCTGGCCCCGGCAGGGAAGGCTGGGGGGGGGGGGGGTTAG